GCCGCCCACCCCGGTGAAGATCACCTGAATCGTGTTCCAAAATTCCTTCATTGTGAAATACCTCCTTTGATTAAATGCAGAAACTTAGCGCAACACCCATCGAATACTCGCCGTTTCCGGCATTGATCGTGTAGTCATACCAGTCTGCATTGGTGATATAGTAAACATTCTCCGAAGTACTTACTGAACGAAGTAACCAGGTAGCTGTGCTGGTTCCATCTGCGTGCTTTTTATTGGTATCGCGTACATCGTCAAACAAATCGTTATACTCCGGGCCATCGGTTTCCAAAATTGCATATGTGTTATTACCGCCCTTAGCTGCACTTACTTCCTTGTAGCTAGGTATCCAAACATCGTCATACGTTTCCTGCTGATACACAGAAGCATGAGGCTCTGTTCCTACCGCCGACTGGTATTTCTTTACCGTCAGAATTCGTGACCGAACTTCTGCCGGAAACGCCGGAAGCAGTGTCTCCTTTAGGTAAGACCGTATTTCCGATGCTTCCCATCCACCAGCACCGCCTGTTCCAAGCTGATAACCAAGAAGGTCGCCTCTTGTTACTCCTTTTTCAATCTCTGCCTCAACCTCGATTGTTCCGGTACTGGTAAACTTGACAGATCCTACATAATAAGTGGAGTCTCTGCTATTAGCAAAGTCTGCTTTTACCGTTACGACATCTCCAGCTTCACATACCACATCAAATGTTACGTCTGATGAACTGGCTGTATTTCTGGCCTTATACTCACCGTTGATCATCAGGTTCATCACATTATATGAAGTAGAACTACTGCTACACTTATATGTCACAGAAACCGTTCCCGCCTCTGTTGCTGTGATACGCCAGGTTGCGATTGCGTGATTTGTCGTGTATTGAAGCTTCGATGTCCAGTACGCATTCGTACTAGTTGGCGGTCCCCAAGAATCGACCTCTGGCCATTCATAGACCAGCTCATGTTTCGGATTGTAACGGTGCCTGTCCTGGAGCAGGTACTTCGCAATCCACGTGATGTGCGCTGTCCCGGTACCATCCGCGAGCTCATCGATGTCAAAAGCAGCGATCTGCATTGCTGCGATCCCGTAGGCTCCGAGATCCAGTTTCTTTGTATCCCCAATGGCATACCGGGTTTTATACCGTCCGTTATCCACGGCAGCGAAGATCTCTGACCAGCTATCAGTAATCGTTTCTTCAATGGCAATATACCGGAACTTCGCCTTGCAATCCGTATTTCCCGTGATGTTCACGTTCGACGGCTCCCATCCGCCGAACTCATAGCCTTCCGGGTTATCTCCGGTATAAGTTGGCGTATCTCCCACATACTGTGCTGTGGAACCATACGGCACAGCATTGATGGTATAAAGAAGTGTTGTTCCTGAATAAAAGCAGACCCTGTAGGTTTTCACGGTACCGGTATAAGCTGCATAGACATTCCGGTCTGCGGTAACACCTGTAAGTGCCTCCGGATCAGCAACAAGCTGGTCCTTCTTCTTCGACCATCCGGCAAAAGTAAAAGTATACTGTGCTGTCTGCGATCTGGACGGCTTCCCGGTATACGTTCCATTCCCGCCATCCATGATCTGTTCCGAATACAGAAGCTGTGAGCCGTCATAGTTGTAGTAGTACAGATAACTGGAGATATGCTCGTAAGTGATCCGGATATTCGGATACCGGCGGTTCATTTCAAGAAGTTCTGCACCAGTAAGAGACGGAACATAGATGGTCCCAGATAACTGTGCCTGCTGCAGGTTATTCCCTGCTTCATCAAGTCCTCGCATCGTATCAAGATAGTCCATGAGCGTAAACACATCCTCTGCCGTCTCTGCCGTCCAGGAAAAGCCGATGAGACGCACACGACTTCCTGCCGGGATTGCCATGAGGATGGCCTTCTCATCCACCGCATCGCTTACGTTTTCAAGACGCAGGGTGCTGATGTTCTCATAGGACGGGAGTACAAACTCTGTAAGCGCCATCTGGTTTCGGATGGTCAGGTTGGTGATCGTCCCCGGTAAGTGGAGGGTCTTCAGGATACCGCCGTTGGGCAGTACAAGACCGGTGATCGCGGTCCCGTCAAAATACACCCGCTCAATATTCCGGCACCCGGAGATATCCACTGTCTGCGTGAGATTCGGGCAGTTCCGGACATCGAGAGAACGGAGCAGTTCATTATTACCCAGATACAGTTCCGTCAGGTTGCCGTTAGAATAAGTGCTGGCGGCATCACCGATCTTCAGATTCTGTAGCTTAGTCGCCATGGAGAATTCAGCATAACCCACCTTCAAACCAGAAAGATCTCCTACATCCGCCAGCTGCGATGCGCTGTAGATGTAGATTTCTGTATCGTTCACGTTATCGAGCGGACAGGGAAGCGTGTACGGCTTATTTCTCTGCGCCCTCTGCTGCACCAGATAGGAACCGTACTTGATAGACGCATACACATCCGCGTATGGCGTCACCGTGATATCCGACTTTGCATACCCACGGACCGTGATGACATCCGTCAGGGCATCCCCGGCATTGTACTTGCTGTCCATGTAGCGGAAACGGTTATAGAGCCACCATTTCCGCTGTTCTGCTTTCGATCCCTGCAGCATAGAAAGGTACGCTGCCGATCCTTCTTCCACCAAAGGAGCAAGATACTTAAACCAGGCATCCTCGTTAAAGACTGCCTCCGGCCACTTGGCCTGATGTTCTTCAAACATCCGCTCGACCTTCTCATAGGAAAGGACGCCCGTCGATCGAAGCGTCTGATACATAGACTTAATGTCGTCTCCGAAGGCCATCCGCAGGTTGTTCCAGAGAACCGACTGCTGGCCGTTAAAAACGTCGGCACCACCCTCCGTCTGGTCAGTGTCCTCCAGGTTATAGGAGAACACCAACGCGCCTTCATTATTAATACCGATCGCGGTATCAAAGTCGTAAGGCAAAAACACTAACTTCTTTTTCATACGCTACCTCCAATAAAGGACGGGAACATGTTCTTCGCTCGCGAATCCACCATGAGGAAGAGCTCCGTAAACAGGTAATAAAAAACAGCCGAATTCATCTCGCACATGGAAGGCAGCTCTGCCTTAAACTTTGCCAGACGATACTCCGCTGTATCTCTTGTATATTCCACTCCGTCGTAGGTGACCGCTTCGATGAACTGGCCAGTCGGTTTTGTGGTATCCGTCTTCACAATCCACGCTGCAAACTCGGCAAGCTGTGCCGGATCTACATAGTCTTCCGGGTATCTCGCTTCAAAGTCGTTCAACCAGTCATCCCCTGTGTAATCATCTGATTTCCAGAGGACACGATCGGAGGTGTTGTTCCGCACTTCCCAGGATTCATCCTCTTCCGCAAAACCGAAGACCTCCTCAGTTCCCTTATCCAGGTTGAAGTTGTACTTCCCGAGGAACGTCGTATCTGTCCCATTGTTCCAGAAGACCACCATCGGAAATCCGTCAATGCCCTGCCGGATACGCTCATCTTCGCCTTGTGCAGGTGTCTTGTATGGACAGGACTCATTGTAGAGCCTTGCCAGCTCTACATTGTTGGCTCCTTCGCTGGATGCCACGTCCGCTTTAAAACAGAACGTGTCCGTCGGGATCACCCCAGCACGAATCGCATAGGTTTCTGCAGAGGAACCGTTGCTCATCACAAAACCGCCTTTGAATTTTGCCTTGTAGTTCTTCCGCTTGTAGTACTGCGATGAAGTACCCTGCACGTCAAACTGGGCATTCTCAAAGGTAAAGCACTTTGAAGCATTCACCGGATCGACGAATAAACCGGAGACTGTCTTTTTGTCTCCCTTATACTGTGGCAGCTCTGCGCATTCCAAGATCATGTACGGCAGATCGCCCGGCAACTGCGCGATGACGATGTTACCGTATTCGTCGTACACAGAATTCCGTTGGTACCGAGAAAGCATATCCTCAATGGTCTGCGTGTCCGCGATCCAGTTATCGAGTATCTGATGACGGGTGAGGTCGTTGTCATACACACGGATGCAGTAGAGGTCAACCGTACAGTCGTTGCTCCCGATGGAAATGTTCACCGGTGTCGTCTGTGCAAAGTCATCATCCTCCGGATACTGCACCACCCCGGACATAATGCCGTTGATATAACAATAGATCAGCCTATGCTCAGAGCGTTTCTCAATGACAAACGTTGCCCGCACATGCTCCTCTTCTTTGAACTGCATGGAGATTTCCGACTGCTCAGATTTTAGGAGAATCTTCTGCGCTGTAAGCTCGATGCCTTTCCCATCTGCCATACAGGAAAGGATCACCGTATCATAGTTCATGACATCCTGCGTCGCGAACTCAAGCTCAATCGTCTTGCCTGTCTGTCTGCAGTCCGATGCAAAGATCTGATAGGGAATCCCCACCCTGGCATCACCCGCTACCCGGAGGA